GGGGCTCCCACCTAAGACCGTCCATGGTCTTAGGCTTGGCTACTTGTACGCCAAGTTCCAGTGGTCTAGGCCCACTAAGGGCCCAACCTCTAGGCACTCGGTATTCAGCGAACCGCTGAAGAAGTAGAGCAGCCATGTCTGGTCCTTTAGTTCGAATTGGTGCTTTGGTAAAACAACACCAAGCTCGAACCTCCTCTCTATGTAGTCTAGGGTTATATCGCCTTTTAAGGTGATCCACCTTTGACCCGCAGAAGGATGCAAGACCAGTATTTCCAGCGTACCGCTTACCCAGCGATCGCCCCGGAACTGTAACAGTTCCAGACGTTCGCTTCTGTGATGGACCACAGACCGGGAGCGCTTGTAGCGCCCGGATGGGTAGGAGTTGTCGTACAGATTCTGATGCATTCCACAGTCCTTTATTAAAGAGATTGTTGCATGTATCAATCAGCGACAAGCGGCCACTGGGGCCGTCGGATGTCAGTGATTGTGGCTTGCAAGGGGTGACATCATAGCCACCCCAAGCGTCCACGCCGCAAGACTCTCGGAACCGTCCGTGAACGAAGGATTTCTCCACGTTCACTTTAAGGCCGAATAAGTCAAGCATTTCGCAGACATCAGCATACCCAGCGCTCGGAACGATAATATCGTCACCGAACACTCGGACCCGTCCTTTCATCGAAGCTATTGATTTCTTCGAGACGTTGCCATTCAGGCAGACGCCCAACGCAATACATAGAAAAACTATGGATTGCACCGGGAAAGTGACGGCAGTTCCCTGCGACGCGTATTTGCGTAAACGCATATACTCGATCGCACCACGCTTATCATCGGAAGGAATTCTGATGTAACGTGTCCTAACTGCATGTAGATGTTGGAGAAAGTCAGGATTGCTCCTGAAGATCCTTTCTACCAACCAGCAGCTAAGACGGTCAGACGCGCTACTGAGATCTATAGTAGCGAGTTTGCCGGTACGGGAAGCTTCAAACGCCATTCGACCAGATAAACTTTGGTCGCGAAGGTTGATGAACGGTTTCAATAACGGCCGTTCTAACTCTTCGGCCATGAAGTGCAACAGAAGTTGCTGACACCATTGGTGTGCAGTAGGTTCTGCGGCAATCAGCCTGGGTCCTTTCGCTGTTTTTGGAACAGCGATAAGCCTGGAACTGACTTCATGGTTAATAGGACGTTGACTTGGGTCGGTACTGGCAATCGTACCAGTAGTCGACCAAGGGAACAGACGTTCCAGCTTAGCTGGCCAATTCGGAAAAGAATACTTATTCTTATCCTTATTTGGGTCAGCAACTGCACCTGGTCCATGTCTCAGACCGATCGAGCCGAATTCCACGCCCTCATATCCACCGGACTGGTGGTATGAGTCGAAGGTTCGGAACGAGTCGGCGATGGTGTCAGCAACTCGCTGGACACTGTCGATGAGCCGTAGTACTCGCGGGCTGGATGCTCGTCGTTCCTCAATCCGTTCTGGATAAAGAGGAAGGCTACTATCCAGGCAGTCACGAAGGTGAATGCCACGCACGAGGTTACTCCGATCAAAATCGTCAAGAGCCCACTCAAGAGTGGGAGGACGGATTTGACTGTCGACATGTTTGTACTCCTTAAACGCTTTCCTAAGGCGTTCCGAGGAGCACCCTTTGGAAATCTTCTTTCCGAGGCAACATAGTTGCCGAAGCATGAAGATCGCCGAGGGATCGACATCTCGTCTGAGACTACCATCTTTGTAAAAGATGCGCAACCAGAGTCCCGAGAATAATCTCGGCACCCTGACCTCTTTAGAGACCGCTCGCGAGAGTGGTCCTTGGAGACATAGGCGCCCATGCTCAAGTCCATCCGTAAGGATGGAATCGAGCGCGGGGAGATCTAGGGAGAATAATCCTAGACCTCTATCTTCTAACAAACGGGTGAG